TCTCTGTGACCACCTTGGTCTTGAGAACACAATGATGAGACATGATCGTTTTCATGTTGTCTTCGGTACTGTTTAAACAGACCTGATCCAACACCTCTGCCAGTAGTCTGTTGATACCATCGTAGGCATCCGCTGACACTGACAGCCCATGATCGTTGATGTACGATCTAACTTTGGTCTTCTGGATCACGCTAAACCTCTCTTTGTCCCATGACAAACCTTAGCGTCAATCAGCAATCTCGCCTGTCTCCCAAAGTAACCTTGGAGTTCCCAGACAATTCCAGTATCAATGAGGTACTGGTTTGCTTTAATGTAAAGAGAGTTAGCCTCATCTACGCCAATCTCACTTAAAGTAAATCCAGCCAACTCCCAATGTCCCTCTGCAATCATCGTAGCTTGGAAGGCGTTTAAACACTCTCCAGTTACTTTGTTACCGTGGGAATCATATGGTTTATGGGTTGACTTATTCTGTTTCTTAATCGTGCTTAATCCATGCATGATTGGTCTCCTTCTGTTTGTTTGTGTAAACGGTTACTTTGTGTAACCGATTGAACTCTGCCCCGGAATTGAACCGGGGCAATGAACCATTCAGAGTTTATCTTCCGCTGATTAGCTTCCCATTAAGATGATCTATCTCATGTTGGATTACGTGGCTTAGAAAAGATGCTTCAAAGAAGTGATCTTCCTTAACCGGGTTTTGGTCTTCTGCGTCTTCAAAGTTAAGAACCTCATGAATCACTCGTATTTTATCCCAACGACTCACTTCATAATCACCCTTAACCGATAGACACGATTCAACAACTCTTGATTCAGATGTACCAACAACCTCAAAGCTTGGGTTAATCAGTATTTTAAATCCTTTGTGAATTGAATCGCGAACAAGGATTACTCTTCCATTTAAACCCAACTGATTACTTGCCAATCCAACGGTTGTCCGTAAGAGTCTCTTGTGTGACACTATCCATCGCAACATTGTGTTAGCTGTATCTAAATTCCGTTGAAAATCATCAAACCTCGTAACCTTAAAATTTAAGATAGGATTACCTTCTTGTAGTATTTTCATAATATCTCCCATTGTTTGTTTGTGTAACGTCTTTGTGACGTAGAACTCAGGGGAGGAATTGAACCTCCCCATAGCTACCAAGCCTGAGTTATTTGGTGACATACCATTCAATGAATCTTCCCAGCAGTAAGCAGGACGTTGTCCAGACATACCACACTGTGAGTTTCTCGTACCATTTCATTGTCCCACCTCCATCCTCTCGTGACACTCAGGACAAAATGGTGTCCCGTAGTTATTGATTGAAGTGCGTGACTGTCTTACAATGATTCCACAAGGACAGAAGACCTTGAGCATTCTCGTGGTCTGCTTACCTCTGGTATTAGGAATCCATTTCTTATGGGGCATTCTACCGTACTTCTGGATCCATTTCTTGATCTCTTTTTTCAGACCAACACCAACTGACGTTGCTGTCATCTTACCTTCAAGACCAACATCCACTGCAACCCACCTGAACGCATTCTTGTGACCGTGACCTTTTGTGATCGCATGAATCATCTCATGGATCAGCACACCAACGATCTGAACTTGGTTAGTTAGATTGGGTGTTATGAATATCTCAGTACCGAACTTGTCATCACCAACTCTATAGTCGTAGTGACACTGTCCGATGTGACCGAGTTTAACATCAACTCCACCATTATGAGCATGAGCCTTAACCCTCTGGTTTGGGCTGTACGCCATATTGAACTGTACTGATTTGAGATTTAATGGTTTAACTTTGAAACCCCTGATTGTACGCCGTTTAAACAGTGTCAAATTGATTGTCTTAGCAATCTCATGTAGCCACTGTTCTCGTGTGTCAAGTTTCATAATATCTCCTCTTTTGTTTGTGTGTTACAGCTTGTGCTGTAGAACCCGAGGGTGGAATCGAACCACCCTCTTGAACCGTTCGGGTTATCTTTGATAGAAGTGCGTTAACTCAATTCGTGTCCTTCTATTGTCGACGGCGGTGTTAGGAATTCTGTGACTCTTGATCTCAATTTCTCTGTCTTTAGTTAAGATGTTGCGAAATCTCTTCTCCCTGCCCAAAGCCTTCACTCTGGACGTTTTGGTCAGCACATCAGATTTCACACCGTTATCATGTCGTGTCACGGTAACGCTACCGTATCCTTCTTGATTGTCATAGATTTGCACCTCATCACCGTTTGAAAGGACTACATATACACTCTGATGAGTATCATTTTCGCTTATTTTGTTCTGAGTTATTTTCATTTTAGTCTCCTATTGTTTTCTTGTGTGTAACGACGTTGTGTCGTAGTGGGCTGGTCAGCAGTGAACTGAATAACGTCTACACGTTCCAGCCCTACACAAACATTAGGTATTATAGTGGTCATCTATAGTATTGAAATAACCGCCAACTCAAACTTTATATTAATCTGCAACTACCTGAGGCTACTCTGCTCAGTAAGCCGGTCATTGATTCATTCGCGTTGAATTACATTTCAATTTCCTTCTCGACCACTTATTGGATGCTGTCCCTCGGGACATCCTCAAGGTTTTGTCGAGGAGTATTCCCTCGATGCACCGGGCAAAACCATCTAATTGTCTAATAACTTCACCAGAAAGGTATAACTGTTGTAACATTTGTTGCAAGCATTATTATTGTAATGATGAAAATAGTTTGTATTGTTGGTCGTGAAAAAGATTGTTGAATAATTAGTTTAGAGACATTTCGTAAGCTATTATTGTACCCTTACCATGCACATTTTTTAATTTTTGGAGCGAGAAAGTATGAAGAAAAAGGAAAACTTGGCAAAGTCATGGGGAATGTGGATCAGGGAGCATCCTCAAACACCAGTATTGCTACAAAAGATAATGGATACAGCTATGACTGATGGCGATACAAATCAATGGACGGCTATAAAGATGATGGTAGACAGGATAGCTCCTCACCTCAAGGCTATTGAGATGGAAGTACAGGGTGAATTGACTCAAGGTGTCATTGTATTACCAGAGAAGAGGGTTAGGTTAGCCAAAAGGGAAGAGATAGATAAGGTAGCCGAATCAACCGTAAATACAATTCTTAATGGTAGTGCTGAGGCGTGAACATTCAATTGATGTATAATAAGCATTATGTATAATTGGGTGAGATTGTCCTCTGAGACTGTCCCTTCCCCGCAGGATAAAAAGGGGCAAAACCGACCCCCCTATCCCCGGTGAGATCCGCCCGTATCCGCTTATATGTGTTAGTTAGTCACTCACAGACATTTTTATGTTCTGTAACCCCCCCTCTTTTTTAAAAAATATTGATAACAAAAAAATATTATGGAAACCTCATGAGGGAGCCCAGACAATCGCCCTTCAGCAGACAGCCTTTGAAGTTTTATACGGAGGTGCTCGCGGAGGTGGTAAGACTGAAGCTGGCTTAGCTTGGATGATAGAACCCAATTACCTGATGAACCCTAAATACAGGGGTCTGGTTATTCGTAGGAACTATGATGACTTACGAGATTGGATTGATAGAGCGAGACAATTCTATAGGAGCTTAGGTGTTAAGGTAACCGGGAATCCCGCCGAGTTTAATTTCCCATCAGGGGCAAAGATACGTACTGGTCACCTTGCAGATAGTGATGCTACCTATAAATACTTAGGTCATGAATATCACAAGATCCTTATTGAAGAGCTTACTATCATACCTGAAGAGGAGCACTACCTTAGGCTTATCTCTACATGCCGTTCAACGGTAAAGGGTCTCATTCCACAAATATTTTGCACAACCAATCCCGGCGGTGTCGGACATATGTGGGTAAAGCAGAGGTTTGTAGATGTCGCCCGCAATGAAGAGTATATTGATCCCGTTACTGGTAGGGAGAGGGTCTTCATTCCATCTCGCGTATATGACAATCCGACCCTAATGAAACATGACCCTAACTATGTTAAAACACTTGAGGGTCTACCGGGTGAACTTAGAAGAGCTTGGTTAGATGGGGATTGGGATGTTTTTAGTGGACAATATTTTAATAGGTGGAGATATGAAAAGCACGTCGTTAAGCCCTTTAAGATTCCTTCTGACTGGCATCGATATCGCGCTATTGATTATGGCTTCTCTGCTCCTTTCTGTTGCCTGTGGATTGCTGTGGATTACGATGGGGATGCGTACATATATAGAGAGCACTACGAAAAGAGAAAGCCCCTATCTCACCATACGGCAAAAATAAAAGAATTGAGTGGGAAAGAGAAGTATCAGAACACTCTTGCGGATCCAGCCTGTTGGATACGAAACCCACAAAACACAAACAATTGGAGTAACGCCCTACCTACTCACATGTCCATTGCGGATATAATGCAATTTGATGGCGTAACGGCAAACAGGGCAAACAATGATCGTATAAATGGTTGGAATGTTGTACGCGAATACTTAGAGTGGAATGATTCGGATAAACCTGAGCCACGTCTTAAAATCTTTGAGAACTGTAAGAATCTTATAAGGACTCTGCCGATGCTTGTGCATTCAGATAAGAGACCTGAAGATTTAGATACAAAGCAGGAAGACCATTCAGCGGATGCTCTCAGGTATGGTCTTATGTATATAGGTAGCCCAAGCAAGGACAGCGTTAAGCCCTATCTACAAAGGGAGCTTGAGAAGCTCTTGGCAATGGATTCCACAATATCAGGAATAAGAAATTAATGCACATAACATTATTTGATGAGAATGGGAAGACTAAGGAGGTCGTCCTTGAATCAGAAGAATGTCCTAAGGTTGAACTAAATCAGGATGCCCAAGGTCAGTTTGAACAAGCGATATCAGATATAGCCTGTTCATCTGTAGACCTAACAATTAACCCTGACAACGTTCCGTATGGAGCTCATGGTTAATAATGTACCACAGTAAACAGCAAGTACGAGCCAGTGTGTCAGCCTCACTTAAGAGTAAAAAAACTCCTAAAGGTTTTCACCGTATGCCTGATGGTAGCATGATGAAGGGGAACTCGCACCCTAAAAATAACAAAACAAGGAAATGATTTCAATGGCAGACAACACAGACCACTTAGATAAGTACCAACCATCCCCTCAAGATAGCGACATTGTACGTAAGGTAACCAATATGTTTGGTATGGCTCGAAAGGCAAGGGGTAGTGTTGAGAAACTTTGGCGAGAGGCGGAGGGTTTATATCAGGGAAACCATTGGGACAACATGAACATGCCCCAATTTAAGAACCAGATTACAGTTGATTTGATTGCCTCTGCGATCGATACGATGATTCCTATTTTATCCTCGAGACCTCCAAAGATTGATATTATTGCAGTTGCAGGAGACGAGAAGGGAAGTGACATTGCCGGAACAGTTCAAGCGTTCATGGATGAGCTTTGGACTATCAGGGATATGCAAAATCTAATAC